TTGCGAAGCGCGCCCTCTGCGTTCGCGTTCCTCGCTCCCCCACCCGAAACTCCAATTCGCCCAAGGGTACATCCGGCGCAAAACCCCGGTATACTGAAGGAAGTCTACCCGTGCGGGAGTGGCGGAACTGGCAGACGCGCAAGACTTAGGATCTTGTGGGGTAACACCCGTGGAGGTTCAAGTCCTCTCTCCCGCACCATCGTTTTAGTATGGTTTTTATTAGCGATTTCGCGGTTCCTGGATTTCCTGACCTCGCGTCGTCCGCCCGGAATGTAACCGATTTTGTAACCAGTACCTCTTGCTGGCTCCTGGTTTAGCACCTTGGTACTACCGAGAAATTAGCACTACCAAATTTCGTGGTTCACTTTAAAATGGGTAGTGTTTGATCCCAACGCCGTGAGGGATGAAATTCAACCGGCAGCCTCTACAGCGTGAGGCAAAGCGATAGGACGCACGATGGACGGGTCCAATCCCCACGGGCCATCGAAATCCCCCGCCTTTATTGGACGTCGCGCTGAAATAAAACCAAAAAGTGGAATATCGCGCGATGATCATCCGGCCTTTCCCTATTCAAAGCGATTTTAATCTTCACGGCCTCTTGGCCGGGGCTGTGACGCGCGAGAACCGGGACGCTCTGCGAAGGGCGTCCCGACTCCATTTACGGAGCGCGCGGAAATGGCCGATACCGATCCTGACGTAGATCAGCAAAACAAGAAAAAGAAAAAGAAAAAGAAAGAGCAACCGTTACCGTATGTTCCTCCAGAACAGCGATTCGCTCTAAACCTGCCTGAATGCTCGGCGCATTATGGCTTGCCGGTGAGCGTCTTCCGTCGCGCTATCCGACGCGGCCAACTCGCATATCTAAAACCGGGAAGGGCATACGTGATTCGCCCATGTGACCTGAAGGCTTGGGTCGAATCGGAACTTCGTCGCGGTGGCGTCAAGCTCACGGCAAAGGCGGCGCGATGAGCACCACGCGAAACCGGTTTCGCGTCCCCGTCACCCCTTTTGAACGCGCTGTTTTCGTTCAGGAGTACTTCAAAGAGCACGCGAAAGCCAACCCCGAGCACACCAAAGCCGTCGTCGAGCAGATTCACAAGCTACGTGCTGACTTCCGCGCGTTAAAACCCGGCGAAGCAATTATGGAGTGCTCGACATGGACCCAATTCTGCAAAAAGGTCCTCAGGCTCACCATTCGAGCCGTTCAGTACAAGCTTAAAGGCGGCAACCCTCGCTGGAAGCGTCGGCCTAATAACCGGCCTAAGGGTAACTGTCCCGGATACGTTTATCAGTACATCGAAGTGTTTTTCAAAACCGCTGATGACGCTCAGCGCTTCGCCGACCTGGTCGGTCAACCGATCACACCAAAGACGAGCTTCATGTGGTTCCCGCCAGCAGAGCAGTACATAGAGGAGGTTGCGTGAAAGAATTCTACCAGTCAAAAAGTTACTCGCCACTAGAGTTAGGCATTCTGCAGTGCCTGGCGGCGCATTGTTCGGAGAACACTCACCTTCCAGTTACTGTCGGCGAAGTCTTTAACGTAGTGAGAGAGACTGTCCGATGTTCCGTCAAGTTGTTTAACAGCACCTGCCGCGAATTTAGAAAAGCAGGACTGATCTGCATCACCTCATCCCGCGGGCATATGGACAGGCTTACTCTCACCGCCGAAGGAAAGATATTCCTGGAGATTATCGAGGGGGAAAAATAATGGATAAAACGCAGTTGTTGAAAAAGCTTGATTTGATGTTCGACGAAATCGCCCGCACGCGCACCTGGGCCAACGTCGAAATCGAATTTCGTGATGGTGTAGCGAACATGATCCGCAGCACCAAGAACGAAAAATTAATAGCACAGGAGAACCACCGTGCAACACGAATCGAACAGCGGTAACGCAAAACCTAGTGGTCCCGATTTGCTCGGCGCAGCCCTCAGTATCGCCGCCAGTGGTATCCCCGTTTTACCGTGTCACCCCATCAACAAAAATCCCTTAACTGAACACGGCTATAAGGATGCGTCAATTGACCCGCAGCAGATTCGTGCTTGGTGGGAGAAGCAGCCCAAAGCGCTAATTGGCTCGCCAACAGGTAAGATCACCGACCGCTTGGTGATCGATATAGACAGCGATCTGGCCGAGGAAGAGTTCGCGCTCCTTGCAGAGCAGGCCAACACCTCTATCCCCGCGACCTACACCGTTAAGACAAATCGCGGCAAACATCTCTACTTTAAATATCCAGAAAAGGGAAAAGTCGGATGTAGTGACCGTAAATTTCCCGGCCAGATCAACGTCCGTGGTGATGGCGGCCTTGTCATCATCCCACCAAGCCCCCATCCAGCAGGCGGTTTTTACGCGGTAATCGACCCTAGTCCCAAGGCCGATGTTCCCGAATGGCTGTTGAAACTCCTCGTTGTTCTACCTGATGGCGGGTCTCTCGAAATTTCCGAGGCCATGCCGCGCTGGGCGTGGCACCGCTATCACGTTATTCTTGCGGATTTGCGAAAAGCAAAAAGCGGCGAACGAAATAACGTGCTCAACCGTGCGGCGTGGTGGGCTGCCCGACTTGTCGGCCATCCACTTCTGACACCCGAAAAAACATCCTCGGAAATCATCGAAATAGCAAGGCGGATTGGTCTTGAGGAGCGTGAAATTCGGGCTACGTTCAACTCCGGTTGGGACGCGGGTAGTCAGAAGCGAATCAAGATCCTGCCTATTCACGAGTGTACCGATCTCGGCAACGCCGATCGCTTCGTTCGTCTTTACGGAGACTGCGTGCACTATGTCCCAGCGTATGGCGAAAAGACAGGCTGGCACGTCTGGGACGGCCATCGCTGGAAACCCGACGATAAACGCCTGGTCCAGAAGTTCGCTCACCAGACCGTGCGGGCGATTTATCAAGAGGCCGCCGATGTTGAGGACGACGACATTCGCAAACGGCTTGTCGCGCACGCGATTAAGAGCGAGAACTCCAAAAGCATCGCTGCCTTGCTGAAAGAAGCCCAACCGTATGTGTCCGTCGCTCCACAGGAGCTAGATGCCGACCCCGAACTCCTAAACCTCGAAAATGGCACCCTCGACCTGCGCACCGGCGAGGTCCGTGAGCAACGCCAGACTGACCTAATCACCCGCATGATTCCCGTGGCCTACCAGCCCCACGCCCCATGTCCTCTTTTTGAGAAGCACCTGGCGATGGTTTTGCCGGACCCCAAGGTGCGTGATTACTACCTCGAAGGGATTGCCTACTCATACTCCGGTTCGACCGTTGAACAGTGCATCCACGTCACCTATGGCGGCGGCGACAACGGCAAAACTACCACCGACGATCTATTTCGCAACATGGCTGGTGATTATGGCTGGGTCGTCAAACGTGAATTCTTTGCTGACGGCTACAACAGCGTTCCTGCGCATGATATAGCCGAGCTCCACGGACGCCGCTTGGTGACGTGCTCGGAATTCGAGGAAGGTGATGTGCTTCGCATCGCCCTCATGAAGACCCTCACCGGCGGCCAGACCACCGAGGTCCAAGGTTGTCGAAAATATGGCCATCCGTTCAAGTTCAGACCGCAGGTGAAATTCCTGCTCGATTCCAACTACTTGCTCAAGGTCGATTCTCCCGACCTAGGGACGTGGCGCAGGATTCGCATCATTCCGTTTAACGAAAACATCTCGAAGTCCACCACCAAGGATTTGCACTTTTCGAGCAAACTCTGGGCCGAGCGGTCTGGCATCCTCAACCTCATCATCGCCGGGCTGAAGCGCTGGAACGCCCGTGGTCGTGTTCTGGAAATTCCAGACGCCATCAAGAGCGCTTCGGGCATTTATGAGCAGGAATCGGATTTGTTGTCGCGGTTCATCGAGGAACAGCTCATCAAATCCGAGCACCGAAAGACACTGCTCCGATCTTTCACGGCGGACTACAAGGTCTGGCTAAAGGAAAAAACTACCAAAGGAAAGGCGTTTATAGGTGAGCGGGAGATGGAAAGGCGTTTGCTTGAAAAACAGTTCATCGTTACCTACGACGAAAAGTTGCGGGCCAAGGTCATCGTAGGATATGAACTTCGCGGCTACCAAAATGGGTTTTAAGCCCCGGGCCACAAGGTCCTTTTGCAAATATGCAAACTCAGGTCGCATTTCTATAAAACCCCCTAGAGGGCCTGCTATAGAGGTTTTATAAAAACAGGTACTGAGTTTGCGGATTTGTAGCCGACGACGCGATCTAAACAACTTACTGATTTGGAGTTGTTACCGAGAGCAAATCTGAGGACACAGTTTGGAGTAGCATGCAGATTCCCCTGGACAGCGTGATTACTCCATAGTATTGTTGTTATAGCATTACCGCCACATAAATCAAACCCGGACCGAATCAAAAGCACAAAAAGTGAGTGAGGTAAAGATGGAACGCCAGACAGCGGTCCTAGTTCGTATTCCTATTGGCTTGAAGCAAGCCGTTGAAGCCTCGGCGCGTGCTAACCGCCGCAGCACGGTGAAAGAAATTCAGTGGCTTTTGGAGCGTGCCGTAGCGCCCGCGCAGATCACAGACAAAGCCCTGGAGCAACCACAACCATGAACCGTCCACCGCTTCTGGTGCTCAATGACCTTAGCGCGGTGCTCTCACAACTGGATGTATTGAAGTCGAGGCGCTCAAAACTAATTTCGGAAGCTGCATCAGACCCAACAATCACCAGCGCACAACTAGCAGACTTTCTCACACTAGCAAAGTTACCCACGAACGATATCGTGGCGGCCACGAGTGATTTTGAAGCGCTGCACGGAACGCAACACTAAAAGGGGGATTGGGGGTCGTTTTCTATCTACAACGAAAAAAAGGCACTCGCGCTCGAGTACTCCGCAGGAAATTTTGTGAATCAACATAACGCGTGAACTTTTCTAAATTTTTTCTTATGACCAACTTGGACCAAGCTATCAGTGAACTTCAAAATCAAGTGGCGAAGCCTCGTCGCCGTGGCAAGCACGGGGGAAAACGCACTGGTGCAGGGCGTCCGAAAGGCTCCGGCATCAAGAGCCCAGAAGAGCGCTACGCAGCGTCCGGCCATCGCCAGCCATTCACTCGCAAGCGTGAGCCCGTTGTTCCGAGTGAAGCTCTCGGTGAGTTTGTGATGCTGGTGCAGCACGAGCGCAACACCTTTGCACGTCGAGTGATTCCTGACCAGACTATCACCTGTAATTTCGACGGCAGCCAGTTCACCTGGCCCGCATCGCACGCGCTGACGGTTGCCCGTGACTATGCTGCGTCAGACGAAATCCCCACTGGCGCGTTGATGCGCTTGGCAAAGCAGCGATTCCTTGACGACATCAATAGCGGAGCATCACGGGGCCTCTATCTCGACCCCGAAGCCGCCAAAAATATCGCAACTTGGTTCACCGAGTTCAACATCCCCGGATTTGTCCTACAACCTTGGCAGATGTTCGTGCTTGTTCAGATTTTCGCTTGGAAGCAAGCAAACGGGCTCCGTCGCTTTCGTGAGGCGTGGTTGGAAGTTGCAAAGAAAAACGGCAAGACGACGCTGATGGCTGGTATCGCGCTGTTTATGCTCCTGGCTGATGGCGAGCCGAAAACTGAGGTCTACTCGGCGGCGAACAGCAAAGAACAAGCTCGAATTTGTTTCCGTAGCGCAAAGCACATCCTCGAGGAATGCCAGCATCTCCGGCAAGCGGTTCGGATTTATCACAATGCGTTCGTAGCTCCCGGCGGTGATTTCTACCACCCGCTGAGTGCTGACACAAAGGCTATTGATGGACCGAACGTTGCGGTGGCGCTGTTTGACGAGGTGCATGAATTTTCGGATTCCGTGCTGTGGGATAAGCTGACTGCCGGAACCATCGCCCGCACGCAACCCCTGGTGATGTCCTGCACGACCGCTGGCGAAAGCCAATCCGGTTTCGCGTGGGAGCGACACGCACTTTTCGTCAAGCTGCTGTCGGGTGTGGCTCCTGATGACGGTAAGCTGATTATCATCTACGCGATTGACGACGGTGATGATTGGAAGGACGAATCCGTTTGGGTCAAGTCGAATCCGAACCTTCACGTCACCGTGCGTGTCGAAGCGCTGCGTGAGCAAATCCAGGAAATAGAAAGCTATCCACAAAAGCTCACGCCCTTTCTTAGATATCACCAAAACACCTGGGTGACATTGGGCGCGAGCCATACGTTGCCCATCGACAAGATCAATGCCTGCGCTGGCCCGTACAACCTGAAACCGATAGAGCTTCGCAACTGGTTTTTGGAACACGCCCAAGAGTGGCCCGCCTACGGTGGCTTCGACCTAGGCGTGGTCGAAGACATGACGGCGTTCGTCGGCTTCTACCCTGATGTGCGCTTCGCCGACACACCGAGTGAGCAGCCGCCCTACATGGTCGCGGTACCGTGGTTCTGGATTCCTGAGGAGCGGGTCGAGGAAAAAAAGCGACTCTGGAATGTCCCACTGGATGTGTGGATTCGGGAAGGTTGGGTCCGAACAACCCCCGGAAATTACGTGGACGTGAAACACATCAAGGCTGACCTGAAAGACATCCTCTGGACGACCGGGAAGTTTCGGGACCTGGGCTTCGACGCGTGGAACGCGCAGGTTTTGATGTCGGAAATTCACGATGAAAAAATTGCCAAGTGCACCCGCGTCCCGCAGCACGAGGGCTTTCTGACAGCGCCAGCGCAGGAGTTAATTCGCGCCGTCGTGCAAAGTCGCTTCGTCCACCTGAAAAATCCCGTGCTCGTCTGGCAGCTGGCGAACGTCGTGCTGGAGCCGAATGACCGGGGCGGCATCGTCGCCAAGAAGTTGTCGAAGAGCGAAAAGATTGACGCGGTGCAGGCGCTGCTGAGCGCCATGCAGCGTTACTTGAATCCTGATGAGGCTGACAAGTTTCGGTACACGTCCATCTACAACCAGCGCGGCGTGGTGACAATTTGAGGAGGTGACATGGGACTCGCTGAAGCGTTTCGCAACCTATTTCGGCCAGAGCAGCAGAATATCCACGACCTGATCGTTCAGAGCGAGCAGAGACTGTCCGGCTGGTATCGCGACACGGACAAGCTCGGGCGCTTTCTTGGTTATTCGTGGGCGTGTCCGGGCAAGGTCATCCGCGCCACGATGCCCGCGCCCCGTGGTAGCAGCGAAGCCGAGGTGCCTATCCAGCAGCGGGTAGGTTGCTCGTGCGTGATCGGGACATTCACCCCGGCCGAGGACGGCATTCAGCACATCGACGCGAAGTGCGGACAGTGCGGCACAGCATCATCCCTGGCGACTTACCTGCGCGAGCGGAACATCAGCTCCAAGGATTTGCCCACCCGGATGCGCACCACGCCCGCCACGCAACCTCGGGCGCTCGACACCTGGAGTATGGGCGGTTCCAACGATGACGGTTATGAGTATGAGTGCAGTGTTCCGGGAGGGCTTTTCTAAATGGCTGAGCGGCTGGGTGAACTCTATCTGATGCTGGTGGCGTGCGGCATCCCCGAGCAGGAAGCGAGCGATTTTGTCACGTCACTGCCTCAGGTGGGGTGGGGCGCGGCGCGGAGACGGACGGCGTTCCTGCGGAAGTATCACGACCAGATCACCGCTGGCGTCGCAGCGCGGAGCGGACAAGTGAAAGCGACAGCAGCAGAGGGAATGTTCCGATGAACGCACCCCCGACAGCCAGAACCGGAGCACCGCCAAGCCCTCACGGACCCGGACGCGACATGCACCGCTCGACGCGATGGAGAAAATTCCGCCAGATGATTCTCACCCGCAACCCGATGTGCGCTCGCATCACCAACGGCCAGCGCTGCACGCGGCCCGCCGTCATCGTCCACCACCTCAAGGACCCCGTGAAATTCCCCTGGCTCCAATTCGTGACCAGCAACGTCGTTCCGCTCTGCCGCGAGGACCATCCGAACAGCCCCGGCACGCCACACTGGATACCTGAAGTTGATTACACACCGACAAAAGGATTTGGAGACCCGTTATGAAAATCACAAACCCGTTCGCCCGATTGACCGAGGCTGACCTGGCCGAAGCGAGTAGGCGCAAAGCGGCGGAGTTCAGCCAACGCATGATCTGGCTACGACAAAAATTTGGGCATCTGTTGCGTCCCAGAATTCACAAATCAGAGGAGAAATCACGATGATTCCGCACGACTCAGCAAACATTGAGATGCAGCACCAGTTGTCACAAGAGAAATCGGACCGCTTTCTTTCACGGCTCATTAAGTCGGTCACAGGTCCGTTGCCCGTGCTGGCTGGCCCCGGGTTGAGTGCTCGGGACGGCCACCCTGGTCAACCTGTTGTCGGCGATGACCCCGAACTTCTGGCGAAAACCCAGCACGTCCGCAAACCAAAAGAGCGGCTGATGGAATTTATCGCCCGCGTCGGCATGAGTCCCAATCAAATGCGCACGCTGAGCAAAGAGGAAATCTCTCGCTTTGTCGCAACGGTAAGTCAGCACGAGCAGCTTAATGCACCCGCTGGCATGTTCGGCCAGCCCGCACCGCAACGGTTCGTGCTGGAAGCATAACGGTCTTGCCCGCCGCGTCGGGAGTAGCGTGGTCGCGGAAAAATCAATTCGGAGTTAGCTATGAGCAGAGTATTAGAGCAACGATTCATCTCTGGGGTGTCGTTCCGGTTCTCCGGAGGTACGGAAGGTCCCAGCATCACGGGATATGCGGCGCGCACCAACGTACTCAGCGGGGATTTGGGCGGTTGGCGCGAGCGACTGAAACCCGGAGTTTTCTTTAATTCCTTGTCACGCGGCGACGATGTGATCTGCAACGTCAATCACAGCGTAGATAAAATTTTGGGCAGAAGGAAAAATGGCACACTGTCACTTCGTGAGGACTCTCAAGGACTTTATTTCTCTTGCCTCCTGCCTGACACATCGGATGGTCGCGACGTTCGAGCACTCATCAAAAGAGGCGATTTGAGCGAGTGCTCGTTCGCATTTTCGGTTGACCCGGATGGCGAAGAGTGGGACGAGGAGGACGACGAGGACGATCGCGGCAAGCGCTGCCTGGTGCGCACGCTCCGGTCGGTGAAAATCCACGATGTTTCCGTTGTCGCGCAGCCGGCCTACCCCAAGACTTCGGTGAGCACCAATGCCGACCCGATGTCGATGGACGGCTTCGCCCAATCACCGCGAGCCCTATTCCCCAATGGCATCCCGGCTGAGGTTCGGTCACGAGTGGGAACTGCTGTGTTCAATCCCAAGGCGCAAGAGTCGCGCCGCCGTCGTCTTACGAATTTGTTCGTCGGTTAATGCCTGTCGCGTCGGGTGAATGTGGACGCGAAAAAAATCAAGTTGAGAGAAAAATATGATCAGCGTCATCAATCAGAGGTTGGAACAACGGTCCAAAATAATCGCCGAACTGGAGTCAATCGACTCCACACCAGGCAATCTCACACGGAAGCAAGAATCCCGAAAAGCAACTCTCCTGGCCCTACTCGCAGAGCTACGCGACGGCACAGCCGTCGAGGAACTGCGACGCTGGGAGCAAGACCGACTTCTTAAGGAAGCTGGCTTGCCGCGTGCTCCTGAACGCGGGCGGCTCGGGCGGTTGGACGATGAAACCGAAAACGAATGGCGGTCATTCGCCAAGGGCGATCCCGTTCGCCCGACTTTCATCCCACCCGATCATGAGGTCCGGGCGAATGAAAGCGGAACGCAGTCGATCACATATACGCAAGGACCCTCGGGAGGAACTTTCGTTTCTCCGCAAATGTATCAACGCTCGTTTCAGACGATGAAGCAATACGATCAAATCTTCGACGAGACGTTCGCCAACATCATTGAAACCCCCACTGGCGCCAGCACCGCGTTTCCAGCATGGGATGACGTGGCGAGTGCCGCCACGCAGGTTGGAGAGACCCTTCAAAGCAGTGAGGTCGACATCGCCAATTTCGGCACCGCACAGCTGAATGCGTGGCCCTTCAGAACCGGCTATGTCGCCGTCACGTTGGAATTGCTTCAAGATTCGAATTTTCCAATCGGGACGGTTCTCGAACGCGTGTTCGCGATGCGCATGGCCCGCGGCATCGGCCCTAAGCTCATCAGCGGGAGCGGCGTGAACACCCTAACCGGACTGCTGACCGCTGCACTGGCGAACGGCGCGACGGTCGTTGTGGCCTCCGGTAGCTCGAACAACACCGGCGGCTCAGAAACAGGCAGCAATTCACTGGGTAGCGCCGACCTCAACACCGCCTACCACAAACTCGACCCTGCGTATCGGCCCGGAGCGGTCTGGGCGATGAACGACAGCACTCTCTCCTACCTGGAAGGCATCGTGACGAAGCAAGGCTTGCCACTAGTGAAGTTTTGCGACGGACTGAACGGCCAGGGTGACGTTCCTTTCATCCACGGCAAGCGTGTTTGCATTTGCCCGAGCATGCCGAGCATCGGCGCGGCTCAAAATTCCGTGGTGCTTTATAACCCACTTTATTTCGTGCAGAGACGAGTACCGTCGAGCATCTACTGCAAGCGCTTCGATCAAGCTGCCAAGTTTGTCGAATACGGCTTGGTCGGCTTTCAGGAATTTCTGCGCGTGGATTCAAACCTCATCGCGCCGAATTCGAGCTACGTTCCTGCGGTCATCATCCAGCAGCACTCATAAAAAACCTTCGCTCAGGCCGGAGCGAGCAAGCGTCCGCACGCCGACCAGGGAGTAGTACGCGGCCCCAATTACCGTGCAACGCAGGGGAGATGGAGTTTCCCATCTCCCTAACTTTTTCAATCGAAGGGCGCTTCATGCAGATCACGTTCGATACCAACACCCGATTCTCAGGCAGCGTGTCCCGCATCGGCGACAAGTTTGGTTTTATCAAACCGGATGACAGTCGCTTTCCCGAGTTGTTTTTTCATCGCGACATCTGCGACATGGTGGAGTTTGATTCGCTGCGGGTAGGTGACCGCGTTCGGTTCGGCATACGCAACTCGAAAAGCCACCCGGACAAGCTGTGCGCGGGTCGCGTTGCGTATGAGGTCAAGAGTTAAAGAGTTTCGGGCTGCTCGCCGCGTCCCTTTCTAATGCCCGAACCGGAGTGCTGCTGGGTGCCTTTTCCTCACCCTGCTGCGGCACCCTGGCGCCGAGGGACGCCGCGTAACAGAGGAATTTACGACTTCGGAGGAAGATCCCAATCCGGTTTCATCGTTCCGCCGCCGCTTGCGACGATGAGGCGCGCCCATTCCACAGCCTCTTTGCCCACTTGGTCCCTGGTCGACTTTCGCAATGCATTGAGTTCTTCCTTGGTCGCTTTGGGAGCCAACAACTTCTGAGTATGAAATGCTTGCAGCAGAGCAATGGATGCTTCCGGGCCGAGTTCGCCGTCGATAAAGTCAATGAACTGAGAGGCATAAGCGAATGTTGCGTGTGAAGCGAAATGTGTCAGCATCTCCTGTCGTATCCGCGTCTCGGTGTTCTGATCACGCCTTTCCAATTCCTTAAACAACTTGCGCACATCCAATATCGCGTAGGTGGCGATGATTATTGCGATGAACGCCAAGATTCGGTCCAGATGTTCGAGCGTCCAAGAGAGGATTGTACACATGGCGGTCTCCACGTCTGTTGGGATTTCAAACAATGTTGGACTTAAAGATTTGTTGCTTTATGCCCACCGGGAGTATAATTTCTCATCTTCTATTTGGGGATGTACTTCGGCGGTGGCCGTTACTAGATTGGTAGGGATGACTGGATTCGAACCAGCGACCTGTCGATTAGTAATCGACCGCTCTTCGTGGCCTGCAACTGATCAGGGAGCCGACCACTTTATCCGCTGAGCTACATCCCCATATTCTTCTCACCGAACAAGAAGGTATTTCCCCTCCTCATTACGACGGAAGAGCGTGCCAATGTAACGGCTGATAGATGCGGAGACCATGTTGCTGTCTACCGTCTTACCCTTGGCTTTCAGTGCTTCGGAGAGGTCGGCTGCACTCTGCGGTGTATTGGTCGTTTGTAGAATTGCATTGATATGGAAGGGAATGGAGCCAGCTTTGAACCCAGTGGCCTTGCGGAACCTTCTTGGCTTGGGATTGCGGGAAGAGCTGGATTCTTCGGCTTCTGCTTTGCGTATAGCTGCTTCCAGTGTAGCAATTTCTTGCTTCTTGAGTTCGAGGGCGGCCTTGAGGGCCTCTATGATTGGATTTCCCATGCTCGATCTAAGCATAAGTTCGTTCTCGGAGTCAAGCCGAAAGCGCATGCTAGAACGCATGGACCTGTACCTAACACCCTATTATTTTTAACGCGCTGATTATAAATGACTTACTTTATGGTAGTGCGCCATTGCGACGCTGTAGCTACACCGAGATGTGGCAGGAAGTAAGTTGGAAGTGCAAAGAAGTGTCATGCGAAGGTTGACGCTAAGAGTGTATGATATAACAGGGTAACGCAGCTATGGAAGCTTTCCTCGATTCATGGCCGAAATCAACGTTAGAAACCGCTCTCCATATTTCCGAAGGGCTCCTGCTTTTGGCTGGCTTGGTTCTGCTGATCGGAATCTGGGGGGAGTATCGCAAAGGTGAACAGTGGAAGAAGTGGCTTGCCGTCTTCCAGATTATGGTCCTTGCAGGCATCGGCGCGGAATTATTCGCCGACGCTGGCGTTTTTCTCTTCTCGGAAAGCCTGCAAAGGCTCGAAGGCGCGGACATCCAAGCGCTGGACAATAAAGCCCGTGAGGCTGGTGATAGAGCCGCGGATGCTATAGGCAAATCAAAAATAGCGGTAAACCGAGCCGAAGCCGCCGACAGCACTTCAAAGGAAGCTGCAGACGAATCCGGAAAAGCGGAACGGTCAGCGGTGACTGCGTTAGACCTCGCAAAAGGTGCACGCCAAGAAGCCGACTCATTTGAAAAAGACATTGTATCGGCCAAGAAACAGGCAGCAGAGGCAGAATCGCACCTAGACGAAGCTCGAAAGCGCGCGGCTGAGACTACCGCTGAGCTGGACCGTATCAAGAGTCCCAGGTCTCTAACAAACCTGCCTGAATTGGTAGAGACTCTAAAACCCTTTAAGGGCACGGAGTTCATGTTTGCTTCGGTATTTTCGGATGATGAATCGTTCCAACTGCTTAAGCAGATAGACTCCGTGCTGAATCAAGCAGGATGGAAAAGACTAAAGCATTCTGAGATAAATCTTGGCATTCCGGCTCTCCAAATCTCCGGGCGCGAAGATGTTGTTAATACCGATGTGAACACGGCAGTCCATATTGAAGTAGATTCAACGATTCCGGTTGAAACGCTCCAATCTCAACCGATGGACAAATTGCCAGCACACGTGAGAATCGCTATCGTTCTGAATGAAGCTATATTTTCTCATCTATCACCGCCAGAGATTCTTAAGCCGGAAAACCGCGTCAACGTGAGCAATGGTCCATCAACGGTGATCCGCATCAACGTGGGCAAGAAACCCTGAACGGCATCTTTGACCCCCGTCCGCGACCAATTCGCATTTGTTCCTCGGTTCTACCCCTGAAGATGCGCTGTAGCAGTCGGCAGGAACTACGATCCGCGCCCGGACAGGGCTAACCACTAACCCACCGTGAACCCCTCAAATCCGCCGTTCTTCACGCGCTCTACAGCCATTGGAGACGTTTTCTTGGCACCCCTGGCTATCCCTTGGCCCCCAGGGGTCCGGGCAACTCCTTTGTTTACTATTGACTGATGTCACTTTAGAGTTTACAGTAACCGGCCAGAGGCCGGGCCAAGGAGACTGAAAAATGGCAAACGAAGTGAAAAAACAAAAGAAGGTTCGGCTCGACCTGATTAACAGGCATGCAGAGCTAGTCAAGATCGTGCAAGCGGAGTGTTCGGTCCGCAGCTACGACCGTAAAAAAGTTGAGGAGCGATTGAACTGCCACGGGGACGAAGCGAAAACGCTCATCGCGCTCGCTAGGATCGCGGACGCGCAGAAGGGTGCCAAGTAGTCCCGAGTCCGCGTCCTGCCCCTTGTGAATCGCCAGGGGGTAGGGCGAGGCTTCGGGCCTCTAGACATGATATAAGGATGAAAAACATATGCATGGAGGAACCTACAAGCGAAACAAAATCTGGTGGGCCTGGTGGATTGAGAAGGTTAAGGACCCAAAGACTGGAAAATTGAGAAGTAAGAAATGCTATGAGTCGAGTCAATCCACACGCCGCTCCGATGCGATAACTCTGCTCACCACGAAGATGTACAAGGCGGAAACCGAAAAGCCTCGCCTCGATCAGCCATCCCCAACCTACGAAGAGGTTCGCGACCTCTGGTTAGCCAGCAATCCAAACGGCGAACGGAAAAAGGATGGCACGCGAAACTTCCAGGGTCGCAAGCACCTCGACGCATTTTTTGCAGGTTGGCAGGCTAAGGATATTGACATCTCCGACATCACCACCCTTCAGAACGCACTTCGGGACAAGGGGCTTGGTGAGAGCGGCATCGACCATACAGTCGTTTCACTCCGCACAATGCTCAACTACGCCGTGAGAGCTGGCCGATTGCAGCGCAGCCAGCTACCAGGTAGGTTCCCTCTTTTCCATCCGGAGCGTAAAAAGGAGCCGGTGCCGATTGAGGAGGATGTGTTCGATAAGGTCTGCGGGTATCTAGAAGAGCCGTTTCGCAGCGGTTTCATTTTGTCTTACCACACTGGCATGCGTATGACGGAGGTCGGACGTCTTCGCTGGGAGAACGTTAACCTTGCCGAGCGCTACATTGAATTCAAGGGCATCAGCAAGAATAAATCGAAAAAGAAACGGTACGTTCCGCTACTTAGAGGCACCGACAAGCTACTCGCCAAAATTTTTCGGACCGATGACCTAGTATTCCCCGGCTTTGCTGATCGCACGCTGCGAGCGAAGGCTTGGCGCGAGGCTGCTCAAAAAGCTGGGTTCGTGGGCGGTCGCAAAGGAATCGAGATGCGCTTCACGCGCACGACGGCAGCTAGGAACCTGACCAATCTTGGCGTCCCCATTCCGCGCGTGATGCAAATGATGGGACACGAGAACATTCCCACGCATATGGGTTACAACGTGCAGGACAAGAAGGATCTCGACCTGATTCGCAAGCTCTACGACGGGAAATTGTAACTGCTTTGTAACCACCACCCCTTCAAACATGGTACCTAGGAACATCTAGAGACAGCCATGTAACCAATAAGTGGTTTTGTTTCTAATAACCCCTTTGTTTCTAATCTCTTTACCTAGACTTAGGATCTTGTGGGGTAACACCCGTGGAGGTTCAAGTCCTCTCTCCCGCACCAATCCTCTTCACTTCGATTCCACAGAATCCACGACCCGCGGCCCCACCGGCCGGCCACGCCTTTTTTCTTCGATCCTGCTTCACTTCCCACTCGCCACCTGCCGTCC